AATTGTTCATCTAAGAACTCAGTTTTTATACTTTTAAGAAACATCTGGATTTGATCGTCGTTCAAACCAAAACCACACTGAGGTGGAATGGTATCCCAACTTTCAATTTCCTTCTTATTTTGGTTACCGGATAATAAATTACATATCAAATTGTCTACAGTTGATATTGAAAATATCAATCGTTGACGAGAATCTAGGAGTTTAGATTCCTTATGAGGTTCATTCTTAACGAACACTCGTATGGCATCTATACAACCCTTACTAATCAGCTCAGTAGGAGTATAATCCTGAGTAAGGTCAAGATTATACAACGACACGAGACGCTCAATCACTGCTTCAACAACCCACTCGAGGCGGGTGCTGAACAGTTCTCGATTATCTCGGGTAATCTGTCTGAAAGGAAAACCTGGGGTAGAAGTGGGTTCGACGGTATTGATTGCGATAAAACGAATTCTATCACGGATTTCATCAATACTGCTTTCTGAGAATTTTCCAATTTCTCTGAAGCCTCTTGGTACTTCCGTAGGTGGATAATTTTGTTTAATAATTTCTCCTGCTTCCTTGAGAAATGCACTACTAAGATTCGATTCGTATCCTTCGTATTTATAGCCGAGCCCTCTGGTTTGTCTAAACAAACTGGATAACTCTGCATCTGCATCTCTTGGCGGCCATAACCACTTTGCAAGACTTTCTCTATACTCGACTGCTCTGGTGTAGTAGGAAGTATACTTGTCGGTTTTTGTATAAGCTTTGTTAGAGCATCTACCAACGTAGTAAAATCCATGTCCACATCTTTTCGCTTTTTCCCTATTTTGTTCTTGGATTGTTGCTTCTTCAAACCTGTAGCCTGCGAGATTGATGATTGAATCAATGGCGTATCTACTTTGGAAGGAATGTTCTGGTTTAGACGATCTGAAGAAGCTTTGTAAAAATCCTTGCCTGATGAAACCAATCCGCTAGGATCTATTTCAAGAAACGTTGTATCTCTCGCATCTTCGTACAAGTCTTCTCTATCATGATATCCTTTATGAGAGTCTATCACGTAGTGACCAGACTTGACATCCATTCTCCAAACTTGAACTCCGTAGTTTCCATATATGGTATGGTATCTATCAGTAGTTCTATGTTCTAGTTCTTCAACAAGTCTATAAGAATCTTCTCCATCTTCTGCCCAATACTCCTCAACT